GATTGCGTTTATTCCTCCAGCTATGCTGTATTGGCGGGGGCAACCGACTGGTCCTCGGACGCCACCCAAGCAACGCAATGTATGGGGTGTAGCTCACTTCATCAATATACTTGAGGAGATGTTTCAGATACCAGTCCTTGAAGCACTTCGACGCACCGCGGCGTTCAGTGCGTGGGTCCATCAGGATACCGTGAACGAGTCTGTTACTCTCCTACTGGATACAGCAGTCCAAGATGTGCTAAGCGTGGATTTTAGTGGTTTCGACAGAACTGTGCCATATGTTCTGGTCCATGCAGCCTTCGAAGTGATAAGAACATGGTTTTCAAGCTCATGGCGGACACTGATAGATGAACTCGAGAAGTCCTTTCTCACTATGGGACTTTGGTGTCCGGATGGAATACGGACAGACCGCCTCGGTGGTGTCCCGTCGGGGTCAACCCTGACGAACCTTGTTGATAGCTTGGTTCAGTTAATTGGTTTTGCCATCGTTGAATATCGCACGAGAAACCAGGTGCTGATGTCGCTAGTGCAGGGTGACGACGGAGTGCACTCATTTGCAAGACCATGGATGCTCCAGGATATAGAGGAAATCTTTGAATCGTTTGGAATGCACGTTTCCAGCGATAAAGGAGGCGTGAGCAAGTCGATTGTGTACTTCTTACAGAATGTGCACAGTGTAGATCACCGTGTGAATAACGTAGTAGTCGGCGTGCGACCCATCTTCCGGGTGTTAAATGGGATGCTCAGTTATGAGCGTTTCCATGAAGATTGGAACGGCTATGATGATTCTATCCGGTGGAGGCAACAAGCCTTGGCAGCACAGTATCATCCGCGATTCTCGCAGTTCGTAAGTTGGCTATGGGATAACGACAAGCTATCTAGCCTTCCCCTCGCTAAACTGGTAAAGAAGGCTGGAGGTGAGGAAGCCGTCAAAAGCGCGTTGGAATTAGATCCCTTCCCCCATGGTAAGCCGTCTCTTAAAGAGCTCGGCGTCTCACCCGTCGAAGATTTGCTCCGTTCTATGTCTTCGGGAGGTGGTATGCGAACAAGGCACAC